GTTCTTTTAATATTTTTTTTTTTAATTCTATTTTATTTTTATATTCTTTAAAATGTTTTATTATTTCATTTTGTTTAATAGTTCTCCATTTTTCTAATTTTAAAAAAACATGAACTATATTATTGTATCTAAATTTATAAAATTTTATAATACCTTTACACTGTTTTATAAAAATTCCTTCTGGTGTTTTTTTATTACAATTGATACAAACCATTTGATATTGTTTAGGAAATTGTTTTAAACATTTACATTTATCATCTTTATAGTTAGGATCATCTCTTCTTCTTTTAATTTCATCTATATCTAATATATATCTATCATATTGATGACCTGTTGGTTTAAAAATATTATGTGTTAAACCTATAAATTTGCTAATATTTTTTTTATCAGTAAATCTTAATAAACGCCATAACCTTTGATTTTTATCTTCAATTACAAAAGCTCCACTTAAAAAACAGATTTTAATATTTTTAATAAATTTATACAAATTATCAATATAGTTTGCAATAGTAATATCTTCTTTATATAATTTAAATAAATGTTTATTTGGTAATATTTTGTTTTTATGTATTTTACTTAGCTTACTTAGCTTACTTAGCTTACTTGTACTTGTACTTGTATTTAGCTTACTTAGCTTACTTGTACTTGTACTTGTATTTAGCTTACTTGTTTTTTTCATCTTATTAAATATTCTTTTTTAATTATTTATTTAATATATAATATATAATTTAATATATAATAATATTTAAATTTATAATTTAATTTTATACATATGGTTTACTAAATGGTTGTTCTTGATAATTAAATTTAGGAGCCATACTACCAACATTAGATAATTTTACTTCATCTTCTGTATCAGCAATACGACCATCTTTAGTTAATTCTAATGCATTAATAGGCAAACCTCTATCAATAAGACCTGTTAATTTATGAACATCAGGTGATATTGTACTACATACAGGTGTATGACGTTGAGGAACATCCCAATGAATAGGCGGAACATAAGTATATCCTGCTACCCAATCTTTAGAGCGTTTATATTCTTTTACAATTAAATCACCTGTTAAGGTTTCATCTAAGTCTTTATAAGGACCACATTTTTTATCAGTTTCATTATTAGAATTAGGTGTAGATGCAGTAGTTTGAGTTGGATTTAAACTTTCAGATGAAGTATTACCATAAATAGTTGGTGTAGTACTATTAGATGTATAACTATCAGGTGTAGTAGTTCCATAACCAGAAGGTGTTATATAATCAACATAATCACTAGGACGTGTATATTGATTACGTTGCCATTTACCTTTATTATAAGCATCCATACCTTGTGACCATTGTTCATTACTAATACCATTATTTACACTATTAGAACAACTACTACCACTACTACTACCACTACTACCACCACTACCACTACTACCACTACCACTACCACTACTACTACCACTACTACCACTACCACTACCATTACCATTACCACTATTACAACTACTACCACCATTATAATATGCTTGATTATCTCTCCATAAATTACTAACAGGATTCATTGTATTATTAAAACCAAATCCATCATTAATAAATACACTATTCCAAGTAGAACTATTACCTGAACTTCCGAAACCATTACCATTTCCATATCCATTATCTGAATTACCTTTACCTTTACCAATAACTACTTTAGGACTAAAAATACTTTTAATTTCATCATCATTATTATCATAGTTAGTAGGAATAGGTATATCTGCAAAACTATTACTAATACCAAGTAAATCATTAACTTGATTAATAGAATTTTTGTTTTTAATATTTTCTATTTTTGCATCTTCTGTACTTATACTTGTACTTATAAATGAATTACTATCATTATTATTAGGTTGTACATCATCAGAATCTAAATATTCAGTAGATTCATCAGAATTAAGTATCATTGTATCTTCATCATCTTTATAATCTTTATCATCTTCTATTTTTCTAGGTTTAAATTTTTCTTTGTTTTTGTTATTTGAATTATTTGAATTATTTGATGTAAATCCTTCTTTTGATGTATCAAATTTAATATAATAAAACGATGCTCTAATAATAGCAACTAATGCAATAAATAATAGACTATATTCAGTAATACTCATTTTATTATCATATTCATTGTAAAATACTAATAATGCAACAATAATTAACAAAATTGCTAAATACATTTGTATTTTTATTATTTATAGTATTTTTATTATTTTTATTATTTTTAGTATTTATGTTATTTATGTTATTATAATAACATATATTTTTTTCTTAATTGAATCAAATAAAATTATATTAAATAAAAATTAAATTACAAAACTATAAAAAAAACAAAAAACTATAAAAACTATAAAAACTACAAAAAAATACAAATAATTATCTATATCTAATATAAAAAGTATTAAACATAAAATTTAGTAAATAATATTAAAATATATTAAAATAAAATCTTAAAAAATGCTAAATACTGCAGGTATTATTGTAACTATACTATTGTTAATTTTTCTTATATATATACTACGTAATAAAGTATTAGATAATTTTATAGTATTTCTAGATGACCTTGTAATACCAACAACTTGTTATAATTATTTAGTAACTAATGGTAAAAATTTTTTTCTTCTTAATACTAATAAAATATTAGATGGTGTAACAAACCCTTTAACATTTAATAATAAGATAGATGCTATAAATTATTTAAAAGCTTCAAAATGTCCTGATAATATTCCTTTTGTTGATTTAGTTATGAGAAAAAAATTGGATGACCCTACAGTATCATTACAAAGAGAATGTAGTAAAAAAATAGCACCTAATTTATTTGACATTGATGTTTGTGGTGCATATGGAAGTGATTATGATACATTAACAGGAAAAACATTATCAAAATTAAATCAAATTGAAAATGATAAAAAAATATATTCTAATTATGACCTTGAAACTTGTATGATTGATAGTGCAACTTCTGATGACCCTAAACTAGATGATACCAATTTTAAGGAATATTTTGCAAAATATTTTGATAGAATAAATTCAAATACTGATGAAGAATATTTATATATATCTGGAAGATAATTTTATAAATATATTACATTTTAAAAGGGAACAATTTTTCTCTGTCCATTTTACAAATTTTACCTTGAGAAAGAACTTTATAAGTATAATAATTAATAATTAGATATACAAATCCAAAGAAAAATGCAAATATAGCACTTAATATTCTATGTCCCATTTCTTGGTCAGAATTGCAATTAAGAGATACTGAGAGCCCTAGAAAATTTAATGTTAGAATAGTTACTAGAAATAAGTATTTAAGAACTAAAATACCATAATCTTGTAATTGATTTTGCCAAGTAACAGGATTATCCCCTGCTGTTGGAGATACACTTAACATATCAATTATACCTGAAGGAGAACTATCAAACTTTTCTTTTTTTTTAATATTTTCTTTTTTAATATTTTTTTTATTAATAGATTTAATTTTGCTAGATACCATTTTAAAATTTTATTATATTTTATATGTCTATTAGAATAATGTTAGAATAAATTATATATAAATTTTACAGATTAATTAAATAAAAACTAATAAAATTAATAAAAACTAATAAAACTAATAAATAAAAAACTAATAAACAAAAATAAATAATTTATAACAATATTAATTTGCAAAATAATTTATAATAATATTAATTTGCAGTCATTGTTCCAACCATACCTCCCATTATTTTCAATATATCATAATTTACAGCAAATACATATATAGTATAATTATAAGCTATTCCAGAAGGATAATTATATCCACCACTTGGATTAATATCAGTTAAATTTAAAATAATATCTTTAGTATTAATTGATGACATATTAATAGCTCCAACAGGTTGTAAATTTGTATTATCTAATGAAAATGAATATGTATATATACCTTCATCTGGCATATTTCCATTAGAATTAAAATTTTCCATTAAATTGAAAAATACAGAATCTTTTCCATTAATCCTTGAATTAGTAGGATTATCATTATCAATTGTATCTCCAGATGTAATTTCTTGTGCTTGAATTCTTAATACTGCAGATTTTAATAAGTTTTGTGTTTTATAATATCCAATATTACCAGTATTAAGTGATAGAGGTAATCCATATTGATTTATATAACCAGTTGAATATGGAGGTATATTATTTAAATTCCAATTTGTAAAATTTGACCAATCATTAACATCTTCCATATCTGACCTACGAATCATAAAAACTAATTCTGTAACTGGTTTATTTATATTTTTTAAATCAAAAGTGATGCTTTTACTATAATTATAAGTTTGATTTATTACTTGGAGTTGAGTAATTAGATATTCATGAGAAGAAAGAGCAAATCGTTTTCTTTCTTCATTATCTAGAAATATATTATTTATTTCAATTCTTGGATTAATATCTAAATTATTTTGAGTTGTACTAGGATATATGAAATTACCAATGTAGTGATTTGATTTTTTAGGTCGAACACGATATCCTGTACCTCCAGAAACTCCTGTATAATCAATAACTGTATATAAGTCTTGTAATTTTCTCAAAGTAATATTAATATTTAATTCAGTTTTTTGAATAGCGACAAGTGGAAAACTCATTGATGCATATTTATTAAACCAAAATATAAGTGGTAAATAAAGTTTTCTATTTACAATAGATGGTGCATATGCATTTGGTACTGAAGGATATTGACCGCCATTTCCTGGTGCATTTGCAGGGTCATACATTTCAGGAACATTACCAATCATTTTATAATATCCTTTTTTTTTACCTTCGTTATAGTTAAGTTCGCTATAAGCATGAAACCATTCAGAATAATGTTTATCTACATTTTGATTAGTATCAATCTGGAGACTAATATCTTTAACAATGTATTCACCTATACGTTTAATCCATTGAAATTGATAGTTGGAATTAGAATAAATATCTGGTAGTTCAAATGTAAGATACATATCGCGAATTACATCACCATCACGAGGAACTTTAAATGTATATATAGTATCTTGGTCCCAAGTAAGAGATGCTGATTTTGAATAAGGTTGTAATGTTATAAATTGTGTAGCAAAATTGGTATATCTTTTATAAACAGATTTAAAATGGGTAATTTGAGGATTAAGAGTGAGAAATGCCATACGGTCAGTATTGCCATATTCGAGTTGTAAAAGAGCACCAACAGTCATTTTTTATTTATTGTAATATTTATTTGTTTCTAGATATTATTATTTTATGTTTCTAGATACTTTAATTATTTTATATATATATTTAATATTGATTTCTTTTTATATATATTTTACTTTATAATTAAATTATTAATTTCTTATTTATTGATTATTGATTATTTATTGATTATTGATTATTTTATATTTTATATTTCTAAATATTTTCTACTATATAAAAGGAGGTTCGAAAGGAACCTTGGTTCCTTTCTAAGGAGGTTCGAAAGGAACCTTGGTTCCTTTCTTCAGTACTTAAAAACATATTGTCCCTTTAGAATCTTATTCTTATTAATCTTAAATCTTTCAAATTCTGGTCTTTTCATTACCTCAATAGGAACTGCATTATGACAGTTATGAGCAATATCAATATATAATTGAAAATTATCTTCATCATAACAAAGACTAGTACCATTATCATCAAGTGTAAGCTGTTCAACAAATTCTCTTACTTTATTTAATTCATCTAATCTTTGAATAACAGTTGTTCCAAGACGAACAAGGTCAAAACTAGGATTAGGTTTGTGTTCACAATTCTTAAGAGTTCCATCAACAGGGTAATCATATTGTCCAAATGCATCATTATCTTCTTTAAACTGGTCACTAAATACCCAACGGTCTCCAAATTTAAATGTACCTCTGGCAAAATCTATTATCTTAGTAATTTTACCATAAGTAGGAATTTTATAGTAATTTGATTCTATTTGAAAATAAAGAAATTTAACTTCTGTTTTCTTAAACATTATATTGCTAGAATGTAAATCATTATGAACAAAGCTGAAATATTTCTGTGCAACTGCTAAACCAAAAGCAACTTGAAAGAAAATACTAAACCATTCTGTTTCTTTCATATTATATTCTTCATCTAATATATCATCTAGAGTAGAATCTAATTTTTCCATTAGTGAAAGACTAACAGGCATACTTTCACATTTAATATAATACATATTATTACTATTATTATCATAATCACCAATTGATAAATTATCTTTATCAACATCACTTAATTCTTCAATAAAATCATCAATATCATCTTGATTATGTTCATTATGTTCATTATGTTCATTACAACAATCTACTTTACAATCTGAATTACAACCACCATCTTGAATATCAGTAGAAGTTTCATTATTATTAATAGATTTAGTATTCTCAGTATTCTCAGTAGAATCATTTATATCAAAATCAAGGTTTTCTTTATCCATATCTTTAATAAAATCCAAAGAAGGTTGATTTATAATATCATCTGCAGCAATTAAATTATCTAAATTATGTTCATCATTACTATCATTATCAATTTCACTTTCACTTTCACTTGCAATTTCATTTTCATCATTACTATCTTTATTATTTTCTTCATCTTCACTACTATCACTATCACTACTAATATCACTACTAATATCATTACTATTATCTTGCTCTTTATTTTGTAATGTAGGATTTTCTAAATTCTTATCCATATCTTCTACAGTTTTATTAACATTATCTAGCATTTCATCTTCACAATTTTCTAAATCATCATTTTCAATAATTAATAAATCAAAATCTGTTTTTACTCTATCTCTAAACCATTTAGTTCTTGAAACTGCTTCATATTCATCAGTAATATTATGATGATAATTAGGGTCATCACCATTAATACAACCATAATAATAAGGAAATGAAGGACATCTACCAGATTCTACTAATTTATTTCCAAGATATAAAAATAGAGATTCTACGTGACCACTATTATTATATGAATTCAATTTATTCATAGTATTCTTTAAGCTTTCATCTGAACTATTTTGATTTTGTACCTTTGATAATATAACATATTCATCTTTCATAATCTTCAAAGGTTCTAGAAGTGCTGATTTTTTAATATGTATTTTTTCTTCCTTACAAATTTTTTCACCCGTAGATTTGTTTGTTCTTTCAATAATAGCAGTTGCAAAATAAGTATTATTAATTGCTTCCTCTATCTCTGCATCATCATTATCATCATTATCATCATCATCTTCATAATTTTCATCATCTGATGAATGTTGAAGACCTTCTAAATCATTATTATCTGTGGTAGGATTCAATATATTAATATCTGGTGTTTCTTCATTATCAGATTCAGAACCATCACCACCAACTAATAATTCTGAAGATGGTTTTAAATCATTTTTATCTTCTAGACTAAGAACTGATTTTTCTAAAAGATGTCCTTCATCTTTTTCTTCATCTTTACCTTCATCTTCGCTATCACTATCATATGCTTCTTCATCATCACTATCTGTTAATTTTGCTAAAATTTTTTTACATTTAAATTTACTATCTAGCATAGTACAACGTAAATCTTCAGGTGACATAGTTTCATCATCAACAACTTTTTTATATATTGGATAAAAAAATTTAGGATTATTTATATTTAATTTTTCAGTAATTGATTGAAAAAGAATATTACATTCATCATCTAATAATTTAATTGTAGGAATAATTGTTTTAGACATTTTATTATAATACTGTTATATAGTTTTTAATAATATAAATGTTAATAAATTTATTATTTAATCTTAAATAAATATTTTATTAATTATATTATAATATTTTTATTTATTTAGTTTTAAATACGAAATATAAACTACATATTATACGTATTTAATTTATATTATAATTAAATAATATTTGTATAAGTGTAAATATAATATTTATTTAATATTAAATAATGCTTGAATATAGTTCTTTATTATTTATAATACCAGCAGTTTATGCTTGGTATAAAAATAATATTGATTATGGAAATGCTTTTATATTTTTGACAATAACATCATATATATGGCATACAAATAATAAATACAATTGTTTAACAAATTGGAGATTCTGGATTGACCAGTTTGCAGTTCTTAATATAGTTTTAATTGGTATATATCATTATATTACTTATTGTAATAATTATGTTTGTAAATTAATTATATTTATTTGTTTTATAAGTGTTATTATTTTATATTTATTAAATCTAAAAATTATTGATAAAAGAATACAACTAATTATACATTTATTAACATTTATTGCACATAATATAATTATATCTAGCTATTAATCAAAAAATTATAATTAAAAATAATAAAAAATTTATTATATAAAAAATTTATTATAATAAAAAATAATTATAATAAAAAATAATTATAATAAAAAATTATAATTATAATAAAAAATTATAATTATATTTAGTTTATTTATAAAATATTTATCTTTATTTAGTATAATATATAATTAATAAAATATAGTTAAATAATAATATAAATTTTATTAAATCAAAATAATTATATAATAATAAAATAATAAAATGAGTTCCAATGAATTAAACTTTGATAAAAATAATACAATGATTCAACAAGAGCGAAATTGTATTGATAAGCGGGATGGTTCTAAGAAATTCAATATTAACTACAAGGCAATGGCATATGATGACAAATGTTTTATTGATATTGATACCCGTCAATCTATAGGTCCTGGTAACTATGGAGTTACAAATTTGTATGATTGTGAGTGCCTTATTCCAGACATTGTGAAAAATGCAACTGATAATGTTTGCGTACCTTTTACAAATGGTTATGATGTTGCACCTTGTGTTGTTGATGACTCTACAAAATTAAGAATTGGTCTTCAAAAAAAATTTCCCAAGTGTAATCAACAATTGTTCGAACGACCCTATAAGACTGTTCCTTTAATGGCAAAAGGAAATTTTTATGTAGACCAAGATAGTGAACTTAAATTTTCTGAAGATACAAAAGTAAAGAGATCTGCGAATAGCTTATCGGGTGTTACTATCCCTAATTACTTTGTTCCGATGATAGATCACATCTACGAAAACATACAAAATCCCATTCATTTAATAGAAGAAAATCAAGGGTGGGTGAGATCTGGGGTAAATTCGAGAAATATATTGAAAGATCAAGATTATGCTATCAGATGTAATAAGGCTTATATGAATCCTAAAATGAACGAATCATTTTGGACTGGTAAAGGTACATTATTAACCCAATAAATAACTAATAAATTTATAAATATTTTTCATAATCTTTGAAAAATTTTTCATATATATTTTTAATTTCTAAATTATTAGAAACTGTTCCTATTTTTTCTTTATAATTAGTTTTTTGACTATTTAACCAGTGAGCCAATATTTTAATATTTTTGTCTTTATTTCCTTTAGATGGTTTTTTATTTTCATTATCAATATAATTTTTTAATTTGTTTAAAATATTAATCCATTTTTCTTCAAGTGTTTCAAATAATGTATTTCTATATTTTAAATAAAATTCATTAAATACAAAATATATATTATCTCTAGATAACATATTTTCTTTATTTTTCATATTACATATTTGTGCGGATAACCAAATATTTAAATCTACACAAGAACTATTTTTTAAACCAATAGGTCTTTTATTATTTAATAAAATATAATCATTAACTAATTTAAAATTTTCAAACCAGTTTTTTAAATTATTTTCTTCTCTATCTTCAAATAAATTTGGATAATTTAAAATCATATTTGTAAATTTTTCTTTAAAATCTAAATTTATGAATTGACAAGTATTATTTTTATAATATCCTAACTGATTTGATAACCAACATCCCAATTTATTTTCAGTTTTTTCTTTACTTTCTTTATTAGGTCTTTTTAAATATTTTTTAATAAATATTATAACATCATTATAATTTTTTATCCAAATTTCATTATCATTTGTAGGAAAATATATTTTATTTTTTTCTATAAATTCAATCCATAATTTTGTAATATTTTCATCATTTAATAATTTTTTATTTTTAAAATAATTATTTTTTTGCCCATAATACCAACTTGATAATTGTTTTTCTATTATAATTTTACTTTTAATTTCTGGCATTCTTTTATTAATATTAATAAAATCCTGTAATTTATTCATCTTTTCTATCCATTCTTCTTTCCATCCTTTTTTATTATTTAAAATAATTGGATATTCTACTAATAATTGATTCCATAATTCTTTAACTTTTGAAAATATAAAAGAACCTGTATTATTTTTATAATGTTTCTTTTGTATTCTTAACCAATCTGCTAAATGAGCTTGTTCTTTACTTAAATGAGTTTTTGGTAATGTGTTATTTTTTGTAATAAAGTCTATAACTAATTTTCTTTGTGTAATCCATTTTTCTTCATTATTTTTTAATATATTTTTATTTTTAATAATAAAATCATTAAAAGTTTTATATATTTTATCATTTTTCATAAGATGTTTTTTATTTTTAAATGAATATAACTCTTTATTTAACCATAAACCATATTTTTTTTCTTCTATATTATTTTTATTTGTATTATTTTTATTATCATAATATGGTTTTTTACCAGTACTTAATATATATTTATTAACTTTTTCAAAAATAACAAACCATTTTTCTTCTAATTTTAAGTTTGGAAAATAACATTCGTATTTTCCAAGCAATTCTTCCCATAATATTTTATATTTTTTATTAAATGTATTATTTATTTTTTTATTATAATCTCTCATATTAGTTCTTAACCAAGCACTTAATTGTTTTTGATTTTTCTCAATTAAATCACTTCTTGGTCTCCTTTTTTCTTTTTCAAAAAAGTTTATTATTTCATTATACTTCTCCATCCATCCCTCAACACCTCTAAAACCAATTACTAACTTCTCTAAACTTTTATTCTCGACAGTCTCAATTTCGGGTGTCATTAAAGTTTTTTCATTATTAGAAACATTTAATCTTTTAATTTTATCAAATGTAAATTTAGAATCATACTCTTTAATATGACAAAGAAAGTCTGCTAAATCATCTTTATAATCATCACACCATAAGAAAATACTAGCTATCTTATTAGGATTTTCTTTATCCTTTCGATTTGCTCGACATAAACGTTGGATATTTCTAATTTTCGATTTACTAGGATAAGCAATGAAAATAGAATCACATTTTGGAATATCAATACATTCATTTAAAATATCAACACTACATAGAAAACTATAACCATCAAAATCAATAAATTGTTTAAGTTTAGATTTCCTTTCATCTTTCAAATCACTTGATATGATATAATTAGAATTATTACTAATTGCAAAATAGTTTTTACATTGTTCTTTAATAATATTACTCATTTCTCGACATTCTTTTTGATTTTGTAAATATATAATACACTTACGATTACCCATTTCCATCATACCTTTAATAACATATCTAGCCTTAATAATTAAATCTTTGTCATAATCTTTCAAATTTGTTTCATTATATATTAAATCTATTCCTGTTTCTTTTGGAATTTGTAAAGTAGGAACAAATATTTTATAATCACATATTCTACCTTCATCAATAGCAGAACTCATTGAATATGTATAATTAATATCACCAAATATATCATTATCAATTTCTACATCATCGGGTGAATCTAAGTCATCTCCAAATAGTCTAGGTGTAGCAGACATAAACATTATTCTAGAATCACTATGTAATAAATTATACATTTGTGAATGCTTCGTCCCCTCGAGCTCCCTTGTTTCACGTCTTATTTTTTCAATATCATCCTCATCATCTTCATTATCAAATTCTTCTTCTAAATCTTCATCAAATTCTTCTTCTAAATCTTCATCTTCTTCATTTTCATATACATCTTTATAAGTAATATTATGAAATTCATCAATAATTACAAAATAATTATTAAGAATCTTATTTCCATTATTTTCAATTATAATTAATTGATTTATAATATCAATTGATTTATAGGTTACAAATAAACATATTTTTTCATTATTTTTAATAAAATCAATAATCTTATTAATATTTCGTCCATCATTATCGCTATCTATAATTAACATTTTATAATTATCTGACATTTGACTTGAGAATCTTTCCATATTCTGTTCGCAATAGGCTTTTAATGGAGATATTATAATATTCTGTTTATAATCCTTAGCAAGTAAAATAGAAACTAATGTTTTTCCAGTTCCACAAGCCATTTGTAAAACTGTTCTTTGTTTCCCTTTTAATGCTATATATGCATCTATTTGATATTGAAATGGTTCTAGAATAATATTATGTATCTTATTATTTACATTATTTACATCATTATTTATACTATTTAATTTATCCAAATTATATAATTTATATTTATCTAATTCGATATTAACACGATTATATTTAATATTATCATTTGTTAGACTATGATTTATTAAATTTTCACATAATTCATTTGTATGAAAAACTAATCCATTTACGAATCTAGAGTAACGATACATCATAAAGTAAAATGTTCCTAAATGTTTAGGTCTAAGATTACTAGAATCATCATAATTTTTACATTGAATAATACTATACTTATTATTATTATTTTCATCTATTTCTAGAGAAAATAAATCTGTAGCAAAATCAGGTAAATTATTTTCGATATTATCATTATTTTCGATATTTTCTCTCTTACGAATTAATCTAGAATTATTCCAATTATCCATAATACCAGATTTTAACAAATCATACTCTGGAACATTCTTCCATAACCAAACATTTTTATATTGTTTGGTATCTAGAAGATGATAGTAAATATATTTTTCATATATATCACCCTTTTCTTTAGTATTTTTATAATCTATTTTCATTATAGAATTATTAGGTTTAGATTTAAGTTTAATCTTTTTTTTATTACTAGAAAGCATCTTTAATAATTATTAGCTACAGATTATTTTATATATATAATATTAATTATTTTATCTTTATATTAGAAACTATATTTTTCAATTTTTATGTCTAGGAGATTTATAATAATATTTACTATAAGTTTCACACCAACTAAAAACATAAAAACACAAAAAATAAAAACACTTTTAATCATCCTGAAAATCTCTCAATACAATACCTTCAGTTTTCAAACAAGATTTACCAATTAATTCACATTTAGAATATTCAGAATTTAACCAAAAATTCCTTTCCTTTTTCCCTCCACTACCAGACTACAGAAATTCTTCATCACCATATATATATATATATATTACTTTAATGAAATATTATTTTTTTCTAGTATTTAATGGGTTTAGAAAATCAGGTATTTCTCTTTTTTGTGTTAAATCAAGATATATTTCTAATTTATCAATTTCATCTAATATTTTATTGCATATATCTTTTGTAATTTTTGTATTTTGTTTTATCATTAATATACATAAACTTAATAATTTTGTAAAATCAATTTTAATTTTAAGCTCGGTATTTAATAAATTAAATACTTTTTGAATATCATTATATACTAAAGCTAAATCAATAGATTCTTTCATAATAATAGCTTTATCATAATCCATTATAACTGGCATTATACCTCCAATTAATTCTAAACTATAAAAATTCCCATAATTTATATTTTTTCTTTTAGTTTTTTGTATCATTATATTACCTAAATGTGTATCATTATGTATAAATCCAATCATTAAAGATGAATATAATATACTTATAACAATATGTTTTATTATATTTTTTAATATAATAAAATTTTCTTTATTCCAAGTGTATTTATCAATAGAACCACTATTAATATATGGCATTACAAGAACATTAATTATATCACCTTCTTTTTTACATAAAAAAGTTCTTTTAGAATTAATAAATTGTTTTTCAGCTTTTGATTTACCTTTCATTTTATAAAAATCATCAAAACAATTAAAAATACAAATATATCCTAAAAATATAGGTATATTTAAAGTATCTAATAATTTACCAATTTCATATTCATTTTTTAAGTTTTCTGGTCCAATCTTAATAACAATTTGCTTATTTTTTTCAAAAAGAGCATTAAATAATGTATATTCTTCAGAATCGTGCTCTATTTGTTTTAATAAGTGTAACCATTCTTTTGTTTCTGGATTTTCACTTTTATCAATAATATCTTGACATTCTAATTTATATTTGAAAGTATTACTATTATTGTTATTTGAAAATCTATTATCTCTTTTTAATAATGAAGCTATTACATTACTTTCTGACATTATATAAATTATATTATTTATAATATTAATATATTTTAAACTTAAAAATTGAATAAAATAATTATAAATATATAATAAAACTAACTATCAATTCTTACATACAATGAAATGACTAATTCGCAATCAAAATTAGTAAATGAAATAATTGAAATAAATACAATCAATACAATCAATGAAATAATTAAAATAGAACAAAAAAATGAAGAATATGAAAAATATGAAGAATATGATGAATATGATGAATGTAATGACAATAATTGTATATGTTGGTTAGATATACAATGGAAAGAATGTAATACATATGATGATTTATTAAAGTGTATGAAAAAATATATAAAAGGTGAAATTATAAATATGCCATTATCTACTGAACCTTATAAATGTGAAGATTCAGAGTTTATAAAATATCTAGAAAAACTTATCAATATTGGTATATTTGTAGTTGATATGCAACCATTTCGGGATGAAATTAAAAATAATACTAGATATAGACAAAGAGAATATTTAAATTTTGCATATAAATTAAAGCCTAATCAAAAACTTTCTACTATAATGGAAAAATTTGATTGTAACGGAATATATTACATAGCACAAGAATATTATAGATGTAATAATCCTAATTGTAAAGATAATTGTAGTGAATACTATCAAACTGAGTTTCTAGATAAAATAGATTTTGATAATGATGAAATATGGATTAGTAAACATCAAAAACTTAAAAATAATGTAAAAAGCAGAATATATAAAAAAACAGTCCATATATGTTTCCCAGAAGATATTGAATATGGATATAATGAATTTGCTAGATTTGTTCCAGATTTTTATGAAAATTTAGTAATTTTTAATGTATGGAATAATATTTGGGAACGAGTACATAATAGATATATGATTGATAAAGTAATCGAATGTTTTAAGTAGGGTTTTTTATATACAAACTAAATCAGTAATTTCGTCTTCTTTTGTTTTTTTATATTCTTCATAATCATCATTATAAAATAATTGAATAGTTTTTACAATAAATGTTTCGTAATCTTTTACTAATTCTTCTTT